TTGAACACTAAGTAAATTTTCATCATCTATTTGTTCAAAAAGAATTTGTCTTAAATTTATACCAATGTTTGGCTGCATTAATCTTTCACCTTTATTAGTACTTAACAAATTTCTAATGTTATTTTTGACAGCTTCTATAGTGGTTGTTGTTGAGGCAAACCAACCTTGCTCCGCATCATCTCTTCTAATTGGTAAATCTATACCAACTTTAACATTTGAATCATTATCTACTATATAAGGTTTTCTTGATATATCTTTAACAGCCATTATAATAAGCCCTCAATGTCTTCTCTAATTAATTTAACAGTTGTAAATTCTTTCTGTCCTTGTTCATCGGTAACATCAAATGATTCTTGTGAATCTGGATCTTCACCAATATAAACATAACCATCGGATATTAAACCACCCATATTACCTTGCCTACCATCCTTAGAAATATCTATACTCGGTAATAAAGCTCCTTCTTTTCTTATATTCTCTACTGTAGAGTTAGTTTTTATTTCAACACCATCCATAAGTAAATTAACAGCTGGCCCTGCGCCAGGAATTAAATTTCCAATTTGCCTAATAGTATTAAATGTCGGTTTTTTATCTTCATTAAGTGTAGCATTTTTAACATCAACTTGTTGCTCAGGTATTGTGAAATTTTCGAGAATAATAGGTGCATTTAATTGTGTAATTCTAAATTCAGCTTCTGTTAAAAACTTTACTATAGCCTCCATTGTATAGTGAGCTTCTCTTTCAATAAAAGAACCTGGTTTAGTATCTAATTCAATAGATTCTTGTGCCGATTCTTCTAAAGCTTTTACTTTAGCATCAATTAAATCTTGTTTTAATCCCATTATTATCTTCCATGTTTCATTTTAGATTTTTCTTCACTTTTCTTTAACACTTCACTATAATCTTTATTTAAGAATTTACTCATTGGGTCACTTGATGGAACAGCTTGTGTTGGTGAATTATTCATCATATCACCATATTGTCTTCCAACTAATTCATTCATTCTATCTGAAGTAAACTCACTACCACCCATTGTTTTCCACTCACCATCTTGAGCTGTTTCATTCAATACATCATTCAATATTGAATTATCTGTATATTGTTTTTTCTCAACAATTTTCTTTTGTGATGTAGGTTGAGATTGAGTTGGCTGTTTCAATTCAGTTACTACTTCCTTGATAGCCATCGCAACTTCTTCTCTAACGATTTGTCTGATTATAGTTTTTATATTTGTTTTTTTCTTTTTCATAATTACCTCTTTTAGTTCTCTTCTATAAAATGTTTATTACTAAGTATGGAATCAATTAAACTAACAACTTGCGATTCACTTGGTAATGGCATCGGTGATTGTGGTCCAAGTTGTGTATTTATTTGTATCTCTTTAATTAAATCAATGAGTCCATTTAAAGCTTCTTGTACTTTCTTACCCAACACCATATTGTCCATTGTTTTTTTATTAGGGTCACCTAAGTGAGTTTTTTCAGATTCTATTATTAAGTTTTCATTTGTAGATATTGTTAAATGCCTTTTAGTTCCAATATGTATATCATTATTGGATGATAAATAAATATCATTAGATTTTGAATTTATTGTTATTCTATCCGAGTTAAGTAAAACTTGGTTTGCAACAATACTTTCATAAATTGTATTACCATCAGCATCTGATGATTCCTCTGAACCATATCTATATATTAAATCAGTAGCATCTAAATCATCGTTTACACTTGAAATCAATTTAGACATCAGTCTTGTCGGTGGTTCTTCCGTGCTTGGATGGTAATCAGATGCTAGTATAAATCCAGGAACAACTTCTATTTCATTGAATTGTTCATCGTCATCAGCACTTGGTTGAACAGCATAACCCCCAAAATGTTGATTTAAAGAACCTTTATTAGTAATACTAATCAATGTACCATCAGCAAAACCTTCACTCTGAAAAGATTCTATACGACCATTTGATATATAAATATAAGGATTAACATCTCTACTACCTATTCTAATACTATTACCATGTCTACCCTCTAACATCATATCACCATGAGTCTCATTAAAAACATTAGTCGAATCCAATCGTGGATTCCAATTTTTTATCATTCTATTATGATTGACTCTTTTAAAATTTCTACTTTCACCTTTATGGAGTCTTGAGTTTGGTTCTATTGAATTACTATTAAGTGGTAATTCCGCTTCATGAAGATTATCATCATTGAAATTTACTTGATTAAATGTATTTAAAGGTCCTAAATAATATTGTACACCACCCATATCACAAAGTAAAACAGGATCTCCTTTAGCAGGTACATCAACAAAACCTCTCATTAATGGGAAGTACCTATCGCTATCATTTAACATTGTTTTTTTCTTTTTAGGTCCAGTCCTATAATGTGGTATTGCTAGTATTGAATTTATATTATCCGAATCATTATATGATTGTAATGACTTTGTACTTGTAACCACATCAATACAAACACCAGGTACAAATTGTATATAGAATGGTGTAAATGCATTACTCTGAAAAGGTCCTTTAGTTTTAATTTTATCAGATGTTGTAAATATAGAAGCCATTTAACTCTCCGAATATCCTTTTGAAATAGTTTTATCTTTCATATCTTCAAGCCGTTGACTTTCTTTCTGTAAATCATCTACAGTATCTTGAAGTGTTCCCATAAGTTCTTCCTTTTCCGCATCCGATAATAACATTGATTCATCAGATTCACCACTTGATTTACTTATAATTCTTTGTAATACACCAGCAAGTTTTACCAAGTGTTCATCATTACGAACAGCCGTATCCATATATTCTTTTATAATAGGTGCAACCAATACCACATCATCAATCGTTGTAATGAATCCATGTATCTCTGATATTAACAAATCTATTTGAACTTTACGCTTTGTAGTATTTTCGTAAATATCTTTTGTTAAATCTTGGAAGGTTTTTCCTTCAAATATTTCTTTTTCATCTGCCATACAATCTCCTCTGAATGTACTTATTCATATATAAATATAAAAATTGTAAGAAATTGTTTGAAATAAAAAACCCACTAATTTAATTTAGTGGGTTTTAGTTTTATGTAAATTAGTTATTTTAAAAAAATTTAGAACCAGAAGTATCTATTATAATAGTACCATTCTGGTGATATTTATTTACTAATTTTTTATAATGTTTTTTCAGAACATTAACTACTGAAGTAATATGTGCAGTTTCAACATTCGTCATTTCTCTTATCAATATATAAATAGCTTTTTTATTGAAGTTTTCTATTTCATCTCTTTGTTTTATTAAATCAATTATAGCGAAACCTATTTTTAAATCTCTATCTTTTTTAAAGATACTATTTAAATTTGTATCAAAATACTCAACCATTTCAGTCGTGAAAGAGTTAAAATCATACTCATCACTACCTTGATATTTATGTCTTTCCAATACATCAATTTTATCGTGAGTTTTTAATTTCTTATAGTTGTTATTGTTATGGAGAATTAAATAATTTTTAGCCACAACCGAAAAATAACTAAATGCTTTTGAACCTTTGGTGTGGTCATATTTGTGCATATTCATAACCATAAAAGCAACCACTTCATGTTTAACATCTACAAATGGGTCATCAAAGTAAGTAAATTTAAAAGTATTAATTATATTTTCAGCTAACTTATCGAAAGCTGCGTGTATTCTAGTACCATATATTTGATTTCTTTCACTAGCCCTTTCAGAAGCATTATATTCCACAATAGCATCTTGAACCTCTTGACCAAAATAAACTTTTCGTTTTTTCTTTTTGACTATTTTTTTAATCTCTGCTTTTACATCATTAACTTCTTTAGTTTTCTTTTTTGGCATCTTGCGTCTCCTCTTCAAATATCCCATCAAGAGATAATTGAATCTGTTTTAATTGTTGAAAGAAAAAACCAGTCTCATCATCTGATTCATAATGTCCTTTAGAATCTACAAGTTTCATTTTATCTGTTGAGAATTTTATAACTTGTTGAATTTCTAAAATCAATTCTTCATATTGTGTTATTC